GTTCCTACCCAGAGCTTTGACTCTGTCCTTGGCAGTGATATACTCCTCACCTTCGGCTTCAATCAGGATACCACCCTCATTATGGGACTTACCGACCAAGAGGCCGCCAGTAGCTGCCTTGGGAGGTTCAGTACTGGAGATCACCGCTACATTGGCAAGACCTGCCGCCACTGCAGCAGCGGCTGCCGCAACTGCCAGTCCGGGTCCTACGACCGGGATACCCACCATGGCTTTGTAAGCTGCGGTTGCTGAGGAATAAGTATCCATCATCGCTTGGGCTACGGCAAGGGTCTTCCAGAGGGCAAAGCCTTTCCTGCCGAACACCTCGGTTGCCTTAGCCAGGTTACCCAGCATCTGAGAAACACCATCAAAGTGCTTCTGGTCATACTGGTCTCTGATCCTGGACTTAGCCATCTCGGTCTGTTGAGTGATCTGCTGTTCGGTAAAGCCGGCAGCCAGCAGCTTCTCCCTACGTTTGGCATAATACTGGTCGATTGCCCGTAGCTCTGCATCATAGGTATTGCCGATTAGTTCCAGTCCCCGGTTAACGAACTCATAACGGGTATCAGCCAACTCCTCCTGTCTGCGCTGTTCCTCTTCAGCCAGGCGTTGCTGTTCCCGGGCAGTGGCTTCGGCTATGCGTTTGGCTTCTTGAGATTCCGCTTCCAGTTTCTTGGTTCGGGCATCGGCAGCTTCAGTAGCCACCCTGACCGACTCATCGGCATAGTGATCACGAATAGACTGGAGAAGGGTCTCTGATGCGCCGAGTGACTGAGCCTTGGCAAGGTCAGCATCCCGCTCGATCTCCAGTTCCTTTTGCTTACGGGCTACCAGATCTTCAATGGCAAGGGTATCATACCTCTGCTGCAGTTGAGCCAACTGCTCCAGTTTCCGCTGACGCTCATCCAACTCAGACCCACCTGTATTTCCAGCACCAGTATTAGTATTGGGAGTAAAGCTCAGGTCGGGAGCATCTAACATTGCCTGACGGTATGCTGACCCAATCTGTTGCAGATCGTTCTTGGCAGCTCTCAATTCTCCATGCAAAGCACTGAACTGGTTGAGACGTTTCTCCAGCTTATTCCACTCTCCGTCATTACCGAAGTAAGTGGCAGGATTGAAACCCATAGCATTACGGTCACTGGTCAGGAACTCCCAATCCACGGAGTTCATCAACTGCTGTTTCCGGGCTCTGACTCTATCCACTTCAGCTTGTTGAGAGTCGATCTGGATTTGCAGTTCGGCTACCTTCCTGATCTGGGCATTATACTTCTCTCCATAGACTTCGGCTATCTTCTTTTGAACGAGGGCATCGGAAGCGTTACGCAAGGCAGTAGCCAGGCTATTGTAAGATGAAGTCTCCAGGTTGATATTGCCCAGGTATTCTGAGTAGTTGTCATTGAGTGATCTGATGATGTTCTTCATCTCGGTCTTATCGGCATTGGCAAGAGTGGTCTGAGAGCGCAGTTCCAGTAACCTGGATGCGAGTAAGGAGAATTTCTCAGCTTCCACTGAGACCTGTTTACCGCAGTCTTTGATCTCATCGTTCATGGACTTCTGTGCAGTAGCTACAGCATCGGTCTTGATCGAAGCCGCAGCCAGTCCCAATCCCAGAGCAGAAAGAGCACCGACGGCAACACCGATGATCCCTGCCACAGGGTTCATAGCTATACGCAAAGCATGGTAGGCAGCAGTCAGAGCTGTGATAGCAGTAGTGATAGTACCAATCAATGGAATGGCAATTACGATCCCGGCAACGAAGCCTTGCATGACCGGAGATAGACTCTGATAGGCCTCCATCAGCCAACGCAACCCCTGCAAGAGAGGATTGATTAGGAAGGTAAGCATATCACCTATGGTCTCCTGGATATCTCCCCAAGCATTGGCATTCTGGAGTCGCAGATCAGCCAGAGCAGTAGCGGTACCGCCATAGTCCTCACCAAGCTTCTCAACCAGATACGTCACACCCTCTGTCTTAAGCCGGGTAGCATCCAGCTCTATGCCATATCTGCCCAGCATCTCAGTATGACCATTCAGTGCCCGACCCATGAGATCAAAGGCAGACTCCACTGTCATCCCGGTGGCTTTGTTGGCTTCGGTAAAGTCCAGCAGCATCGGTACTAACTGCTGTATCTCATCCTTGTTCAGTTTAAAGGTCTGGGACAGCTTAGACATCAGAGCCAGCAACTGATCATCCTCGAAGTTGGTCACAGATTGCATTGAGGATGCGAACTTGCTCATCTCACCAGCAGCTTCGCCGAAAGCTATGGAAGCCAGTTTAAAAGACTGCCGCTGACCCAGTGAAGCATCCAGCAACCCATTCATAGACCTCACCAAGCCACCTACGACTTGGATCACGCCATCGACAGCAATCTTCACATCTCGAATAGTAGCCAAAGCCTGCTCTGCGGTTATCTTGACCGCAACAGGCTTCTCCACCACAGACTGGGCGGACTGAGCCTCTTGCTTGACTTCGGCAAGCTTCACATTGGCATCGTCAGTGACGAGAATGAGTTTGAAGGTTAGATCTGGCATATTATTATTGACATATTCACTATTTGTCAGTTTAGTGCGTAGAACTATCTGGAGCTATTATGTTAAATAGAACTCGTTTTAATCTAACGAAGCAAGAACCGTTTGTAATGTGTGTATTTTTTACCTTTGCTAAAGCCGTAGACGCATTAACTAACGGAAGAGTTAAATACACTGATGTGTTCCATTGTTTATATCAATACACCCAGAACAAGCTTTGCCAACACATAATACAGCATCATAACACTCATGATTTAATGCTTGATATGAACAGGTCTGTGAATCTATTCTCTCAGCATATGGAAGTGAAAATAGATCATAGTTTCTTTGCCAACTGTATTTTTCCTGAATTAAAACGTATGTATCCTGATATTGGCATCGAAATACTATATCCAACTTGCTTTGCAGATGTTGATCTTGTAACGAAAGAATGCGTTCTATGTTATCCCTTTCATTCTGATATCTTTCCTGAGGACAAAAAGCACTCAATTGCAGTCGCATATGATTGTGATTTCTATGCAATTGATCCAAATTTAGATGTACCTTTTGAATTCAATAAACTCAGTGTTATCTACGTTGGGTCTGACCATTTCAGTCAAGATTGTCTACTGCTTTCATCAGAATAATTCCTGATCAGCAACTCAGTCTCGGTCTGGAAAGCACCGGAGACGGTGTACTGCGCTTCTACTTCATCAATGGTGAAGCCTTGGTAGAGTGTGCGGATAAAAGGGTCATTGTTGTAGGATAACAGGAACTTCCCTTTAATCTGCTTCAGGATAGCAGCCAACTCTTCATGCTTGGCAAAGGCATCTGCGTCTTCTCTGTCGTATAAATGTTCCTTTGTATAGTAGGGTGGGTCAAGATAGAAGAAGGTATTGGGCGTGTCGAAACGGGCGATGATCTTCTCAAAGTCCTGCTTTTCGACGATCACCTGTTTCAAGCGTTCTGAGGCTGCTTTCACTTTCTCCAGATTCCGCAGTGGCATATATTTGTAACCCTGCATGATGCAGAAGTTCTTTGATCTTGAGCCGTAGCTGCAGGATAACTGCATATAGAAACGGATAGCCCGTTCCAGCTCTGTTCTGGGCTCATGTTGGGTGAAACTGTCGAACATCTCCCTCGATACCAGATATTGGTTCAACTCGGTCACAAACGCTTCCGGATGCTGTTTGATGTATCTCCAGAAGTTCACCAGATCGCCATTGATATCATTGTAGACTTCAGTGTATCGGCTCTTGGGTCCGGTTTGCCAATCTTCCTTTTCGGGACTCTTCCCGAATAGTATCCAGGCAGCGCCGCCAAAGACTTCACAGTAGATGTCGTGCTTAGGAATGAGCGGCAGTATCTTCTTTCTCAGGAGTCGCTTGCCACCTACCCAGGAGATGATTGAGTTCATGCTTCCTCCAACGTGAAATTGGCGATAATCACCTCATTGAACTCGGACTTACCTTCTTTGCGGTTGATGCCTTTGGTTCTGGTGACATGCTTGATATCGTAGCCTTTGTAGAGCTTCAGCACTTCCGGGTTGTCATCGTAGCTGAGGATGAAGCGTCCTTTGATGCCCTTCAGGACATCCCGTAAGGCTTTATGACTGAACTGCTTGGAGTTCTCGTAGGTATAGCCAAGCATGTAGGGTGGATCGCAGTAGAAGAAGTTGCTCTTGGTATCATATTTCTCTATCACCTTCTCGTAAGATAGGTTCTCGATGATGACCATGTCTAAGCGTCTATGCAGTTCTTTGATGCGTTCCAGACGATTATACATACTGGAAGTGCCCCGCTTTTGAGAGGTGCCGAAACTGTCACCTTTACTTCCAAAGCTTCTGGTGATCAGGAACATGAATCTGGCTGCCCGCTGTATCTCGGTAAGACCTTCCTGCTTGAAGATATCGCCAAACAGCTTGCGGCTGGCTACTAACCAATCCAGTTCTTTAATCAACTCATCAGGATGATACTTCACCTGCAGGAAGAGGTTCACGAGGCGGTAATCGAGGTCGTTGTAGACTTCCAGATCACCCCATTTGTCTTTGAAGAGCAACATCCAGGCTGCTCCCCCGAAGGGTTCGATGTAGCCTGTAATGTCCTTGGGAACATACTGGGAGATAGTCTTTCTGAGGAGGCGTTTGCCCCCGATCCATCCGATTAACGCATCCATTATGCTTCTCCTTTCGGGTCGGCAAGACAGAGCCTAAGGTATAGCTCAGGCAAGGTCAACGTGTAGAAGTCATCATTGGTGAAGCCCAGTTTACGCAGGATCATTTCAAACCTCTCGTAGGGGTAGCGGGATTGGCTTTGACCGCTAATCCGAAACTCCCGAGCCAACTTCTGAACCTCTCGCTGTTGGCTCTGATATAGGCGAAAAAAGCCGAGATGTACTCCAAGGCTTCTATGGCATCCATTTCGTCAGGTTCTTTTCCTGCTATGATGCGGATAAGCTCTTTATCGACTTCTGAGTCGGAGATTAGTTGCAGTATCTCGACCTCGGATACTTTGGTTACCTTACCCGAGAGGAAGTCCTCAAGCTTGGCTTTGAGAGTTTGGTTGGAGATAGTCAGGCTGAGGATCTGCCGGAATTGGTTATAGCTTAGTTTTGGTTCTGTTTTCATATTGTGCCGTCCTTATTGGTTGAAGAACATCTTGATGGCAACGCCGATCAGCATAAAGAACTGGGAGGTGGAGACACCCAGAAGTATCTTCATGTTGGTCTCCACCCTCGCCATTCTGGTCACCAATGAGTTATTGCTGTTTCCGTTGCCGTAGATCTCTTCATGTACACTATCGATCTTGTCTTTAATCTCAGGTTTACACTGGCAATCCATGTTCTTATCCTTGGTTGTTTGTTTAGCTGTTGTTAGTGGTTAGGTTCCGGCAGGAATGTCCTTGAGGACAAAGATTTTGCCGTTGGTAATGCCGGAGAACTCAGTGGAGATGACTACCGAGAAGAGACCGTCAGCTTCCCCCGACCAGTCCACAGTCCAGCGCATGCCATTGAAGATTACCACCCGGTCGAAGGCTTTGGAGGTTACCACGATGGTGGTGTTCCTGCCCATGAACAAACTGCTTTCCAGAAAGTTCTTTTGCTTGTTGGATAGACCTACAATGCTCAGTTCCGCAGTACTGGTGCGCTTCCCGGGCAAGGTATAGTTGCGGGTCTTGAGCTTGGTGATCTTGGAGTCAGTCTTGCCCGGCTTCTCAGCCAGCTCTCCCATCAGATCGAAGTTGGTGCTCAGTTCTGTCTTGACTGCGCCTTGATTGGCATAGAGGGTGGCGATATCCGTCTCGGTATAGCTACCTATCCCGAAGTAGATATCATCTGCCACCATCACGTCAACCAGGCTATTGAACAGCATATCCGACTCCACCATGGGAGTCGGATAGGTAGGCGGTTGAATGGGCTGAGGCATCAGAACACTCCCTTGATGGCTTTACCGATAGAGAACAGCCACTTGCGGTTGTGAAAGACGTACTCGATAGCTCCCCCCACAGTGCCGAACACTTTCATGACCAAACTGGTCTGTTTGGCAGGCAGGCTCTTGGTGGCTCGCTCAACTGCCAACTGCTTCTTGGCATAGTCATCCAGGTTCTTGGTAGCGGGGTTGGTCTTGATATCTTGGATGATGTCCAGGATGATGGCGAGAGCCGAGTTGATCTTGGTCTTATCCAGGCTCTTGCCCGTGATGCGGAAGATGATCCAGACGATGATGGTAGTCAGCAGTCCGAGGATGAAGGCTTGGTTTTGGATGATGAAGTCCATATATGCTCCTTATAGCTTATAGAAGATGAGGTTGGCTACACTGGCGGTTCCGGCAACAGCCCGTCGGATATAGAAGGTTCTCTGGCTGTAAACGGGGATTACGATGGGTACCCCAACCGGGACAGTGGCATAGTAATTATTGGCATTACTATTATCGGCTCGCACCCCGATACCTCCGGTTGAAGGGATGAGTACTACCTCCACTGTTCCGGAAGGCACAGCGATGGCTTTCCAGAGGGTATCGGCTGCCGGGCTGTAGGTCATACAACTGAAGCCCTTGTTCATCTGGATGGCGATCTTACGGCTGTCCACAGGCAGGGTGTACTGGGCAAACAGGTTCAGGGCGATAAGCGAGAGAAAGGCTATCAGCACTATTGCTAATACAGTGATCTTCATTAGTACCTCCTTATACGACATGGAAGATCTTTACGAAATTGGGGATGTAGGTGATCCCGGGTCTGATCCGGATGTACCAGTGGTACTTCCAGTCCGAACCATGGTGTTCAACCTTGAGTTCAGCATCGGTACGGTAACCGATGATGATAAACTTGGAGAGTCCGCCGATGATATAGTCATCCGGCATCAGCCTGGCTTTGACTGGTATGCCTGCGAAGGACACGTTTCCACCTTCCAGGAGTAAGCGGTCTCCGGCAGCGGTCTCACGCTTGGCGATCTCGCTGCGGATACGGATGAGGTCTTTCTGGGAGACATAGAACTTGAAGCTCTCCTGCTCTTCCAGTATCTCATCGGAGAAGTTAAGCAATGCGGCTTCAAAGCGTTCCGCAAAAGTGACGTAGGTATCGTTATCGATATCGGTCACATCAGTGGCGGTGGTGGCGAGTTTGATGATGCCGTTCAGGGCTTTGAGCTTATCTGTCCCACTGGCTCTGTCACCTTTGAAGAGGAGCAAGCGCATGGCTTTTTCGGTCTTCTTGGCGATATGATTCTCCACATAGGCACCGAAGGCATCTTCGCCATACTTATCCTTATAGAACTCGACCACATCACGTCCCAGGGTGAACTCAGCATTGAGTATTCCGGTAGGCACTGACAGGTCAGCTGTGGAGACACCCTGAGCAGTCAGAGCACCATCCAGGCTGTTCTTGAACACCAAGTCATCGATCAGGCCGACATCGATCTTCTCATCCTTGAGAAGGGGAATGACCGAGATATCGGAGAGGGTATCACCAGGCTGGCTACCGATCACTTCGTCGATAAACAGTGAAGTGGTATTGGCTGTGAGGATGTTCATAGCTTTGCCGGAATCGACATCGGAGATACCTTTGTAGATTCCCCGGTGTGAAGCTTTGACCACAATCTTGTTACCATCGATGGTGACTTCGCGGTCAACGTTGGACTTGTTCTCATCCGGTTCACCGGGTATAGACTTGGAGATAGCACGAGACATGGTCACTGACAGGTCTTTGAGGCTCTTCTCGATGCTGTGGATGGCATCACCGAGCATGACGTTACCGCTGCTCTTTTCGATCTCGGCTATCTTCTCTGAGATGGCTGTGATCCCTTTCTGCAGGTCTGTGTTGTTGTTCTGCTCCGCTACCTTACGTAAGCTATTGAGCTCGTTCTTGATCTCGGTCAGGCTGGCTTCGGTACCACTGTAGTCATCGGCTCTGCCATAGATGGAGACACCATTGAACTCGCCTTTCTCGACTTTCTGCCAGAGTTCACTTTGCAGGTTCTCGCACTTGAGCACTTGCACCCAGGAGCCGACTTTGGCATCGGGGAAATGTTCACGGTCACTGGTCTTGAGTAGGTAGTTCTCTACTACGGTAAACTCAGGCACTGGCTGCATGTTGTGGTTCACATCGCATTTGCCGACTAAGCCGTGTTTGGCGAAGTGATCACAGGACTTCTGAATCTCTTCCCGGGTGTAGTAGTCACCCTGGGAGTCATGGATGTTGGGCTCCATCAGAGTGACATAAAGCCGTCCCTGAGTGCCACTCGTCTCACTCTTGAACTTGGTGGAGTTGATCTTGTGTTCGAAGCTTCTGCCACTGGCATTCTTGACCACAAAGCCTTTCTGGTTAGCCGGGTTCATCTCGTCAAAGAGGAGCGAGACTAACTCGACTTCCACGTTACGCAGTTCGCCCTTCTTGACGATCCTGCTCTTAGTTCCGAAGATATTCACTGTACCTCCTTAGGGTTAGTGATGGGTTGTTGATTGCTGATTTGCTGTTTGAAATCTTGCATATAATGACTCCTGTTATATGTTGCGGTTCTGCATAAACAGTTGCTCATCCGCAGACTGGAGCTTCTCGGTTAGGTTGCCAAAGTTGAAATCGTCCGGAGTGAGGTTCCATCCGAACTCAAAGTTGAACTCTATTGCTAATGTGAGTGCGAGGCGGTTCTGCAGCGGTTTGACTACGAAGTGGTAGAACATCAGCATATCGCTCTTGTTATCGCCACCAAGCTGCCCTGGGATAAGCTGTGAGACGATCCTTGCCGGGACCCGGTGATAAGCGAAGATACCTTCTCTGAGGTCTTTCTTGAGGGTAATGAAGCCACCTTCCCGATCCTGCTGACGTAGTGGTTCAAGGCGTATCTTCACGTCCCGGCTCTCACTCTCGATCAGTACAGTAGAGTGGCTCTTGGCATTGCCCTTGACCTCGGTGAGTGCTTTCTCGATCTCAGTATAGGCATCGGTCAGGACTTCATTGCCCTGCTCATCTGTTACTGTGCCGTCACGCAGTGTGCCACCTTCCACGATTACGAAATAGTCGATCATCAGGCCGTTCTTGAAGTTGTTATAGTCGAAGGTCTTGATCTCAGAGAGTATCTCGACATTGATAGCAATAGGCAGGCAGGCTAGGCCCCAGGCATTGCTCTTATGGGTACTCTTCTTGATGTGGATTATATCGGCATAGGCAAAGTCCTTCTTCTGGTTGTTCTTCACTTGGATATAGTTGGGTCTAAAGAAGCCGAACTCGTCATAGTTCTCCACGATCTGAACTTCAGAAGGCAGCATGCGTTCCAGACCCATCCACTGACCCTGAGCGTTCCGCATCTTGATCAGGAAGCCGTTACCACAGGCGAGATAGAACTTGATCATCTCAGCCAGGATAGTGGTCTGGTCTTCACAGGCAGGAAACTCGGCAGCTTCCATCCAGGACTTGACCTGGCTGTTCTTGCAATCGAAATCCATCACAGTTGCCATAGACAGGGCATCAACACATCCACTATGGTACTCATCGGTATCCAGGAGATTGAGCAGATTGCTCATGGAGTAGGGCTGAGAGACTACTTTCTTTGTCTCGGCTGCCTTGGAGATCAGTTGTTTGCCGACTCTGTTCAATTTGGAGAGATCAACAGGCTCAGGCTTGTACTTGGTATCCAAGAGATCGGCAGCCGAACTGATTGCCAGGTTATAGCCACCCAGTCGCATTACTCTCAAGAGCTTGCTCCGGTACCAACCTTTAGCAGGTCGATCTTGGCTATCCTGACCAGTCTGGTTCCGTCTATTCTGGAAGTGTAATACTCCACACTGGGCAGGTCCCGGTTCATCAGTTTGAGGTAGAAAGAGCGGAACTTCTCTTTGAGCATATACAAGTCAGAATCAGGATCAGCTACATTCTGAGCATTGACGATCAGGAAGACTGTCCAGGCGATATCGGTGCTCACATACTGTCGGGAAGTGCAATTCTTGCCTGTCTCTGAATCCAGAATCACAATAGCGCAGGGTAACTGCTTGGGTATCACATCCTTGTTGAACTGAATGGTGGGGATATCGGAAAACTTAAGCGCATCTTCTATCCGCTTTCTTTCTGCTTGGAATCTTTCATGATTTGTCATAGGCTGACCTCTATATCGTTCAATTGTTGGTATATCCACTGCTCCCGGTTAGAAATAACCTCAGCAAACACATTACGGGCAGCGATGCCTTCCCGCTTGATCTTGCCCCGGATGAGATAAGCGATCTCAGCTACGGTCAGTAGCTTACCTGTCTCTTTGTCAGTCCAAGACAGGTGCTTGCGTTCGACCCAAGCGATCAGTGGAGCGATCGGAGTCCAGGAAGGCACTTTACCGCCCAAAACGAAAGGCTCGTGTTTGACATTGGAGCCTACTCTCAGGATCATGGCAGTGGGACTGGTCTCGACCAGATACCCTGTATTGCCATAGAAGTCGCCTTTGTCATAGATCTGCTGTGCCAATATCTCCTTGCGGGACTCAGCATCGATCACTGAACCGATCAAATGCAGACGGCTCTCCAAGGCAGCATAGATAGCCAGGTATATCTCCCGCATCAGTTCATCCGGAGTGGTATAGTTATCAGGCATCAGATCACTCCCACCCTGATCACTCTGGGAGGTCTAGGTTTCAACTCATCCAGCCTCTGTAAACCAGCAGGATTGAGATATTCACGAAGCCCGGTCAGTACCCTTAGCTCAAGGTTGGCTTTGAATGCTTCAATTTCGCTCCCTGTGAGCAGTTCAGTGGCAGACTGGTCTAATCCTACGGTCTTGACTATCCCCTCGCCCAGGGTCTTTAAATTGAGAAACTCGCAAATAGAGTGCAGCATCAGGAAAGAGAACCCAAAACGAAAAGAGACACAGAAGGGGTCTTCCTCTGGTATGTCTTCCTGGGTAGCCCGGGTATAGTGTTCCGGTAGAACCAGAGACCGAACCATCTCCAGAACCAGAGTTCTGTGCTCTTTGAAGATGCCGTTATCACCCATCTCCTTGGGGAGATTGAGTATAGCCAGCAAGGCATCTATCTCTACCGGGATGGGTATCATTTGCCTTTCCTCATCAGTTCGGAAAGCTCAATCGCTCTGCGACCGACCTGCTTTGCCCACCTGGATGCCAGCATGCCATTGGCAGCCCGTTCCCAGTCTCCGGCAGCAATGAAAGCCAGGGTGTTATTGAAACTAAGCAGTCCACCAATACCCAAGTTGAAGCACATATTGAGTAGTACCGACTTACGGACTTCATCCAGAGCATTGTATATCTCAGGAATCTCATCCAAAAGCTGCTCTTCACAGCTACGAATGTCATTGGATAGCAGCTCGTAAGCTTCGGATTTGGATATACCTTTGTCATCTAGGTTTCGGCCATAACCGATGGTCAGCTTACCTGCTGGACACCGATATGGCTTGAGCCGCAGACCTTCGTGTCTGACTAATTGTTCTTTGATGCGTTCCAGAAGCGGTGCTTCCATTTTTCGTGTTGTAGATTTTACGGGGTTACAATCACACATATCATTCTTTACCCATAAGTTCTGATAGTGAATTGGTAAAAGTCCCCAACGGTATTCTTAAACTGTTCTTCCGAATGAGCTTAGAAGCTGCCTCATAATCTCTACGGAGTAGATGTGCAATTAATAAGTGATGGCTCAAAAAACCTTTGACACCCAATAGAACTGCCATGCAGAGAACAGCTGCTTTAGGGTTAAATGGCATCGAATTGAAAAGTGTCGGTATCGTATCATTCAATACATCATCAGTCATGCATATTTTATCTACATTAAACGAGTTAATGGTAGATGACAGTGTTTCTGTGGCAATAGTTACATGTCTTTGATCCATAGCGGTCCCCTTAATATTTACCCCATGTTTATTTCACTGTATTTTCGTTCAAATACGTATGCCTAAGGATGCGACAGAAAATCCATTGACAAACCACCCGTACTCGTGATCTTGTTCCGAGCGAGGTTTTAGGTGATATCTTATAAAGTCATGAGTAGTAAAAATGTCATTATATGCGGTGCTAGTTCGAGATTATTTATCTCGACGATAGAGATAAAAGGATTGTGTTTTAGTGTATATGACAACAATAGCATGGTAAGTTTGTGAGCAACTTAATACCAGTTATTGATCTATTTGCTGGCCCAGGAGGGTTAGGCGAGGGTTTCTCGAGTGTGAAGGACTCAAGCGGTAAATATGTATTTGATGTGCGCCTTTCAATAGAAAAGGATTGTTACGCACATGAAACACTTAAACTAAGGACTTTTTTCCGCTTATTAAGCAGGTTAAATCCATCTGGACTTTGTGATTACTATTCCTTCTTAAAAAACGAAATAAGATTAAAAGATCTTTACGATCTGCATACCAATGTTGAATCGATAGCCAATGAAAGGGCATGGAAAACAGAACTCGGAGAGAATACTCCAATAACAGATTTAAGGAAGAGGATAAATATTGCACTTCATGGAAGGAGTGAATTTGTTTTAATCGGTGGTCCTCCATGCCAAGCGTACTCCCTAGTAGGACGATCGAGGAACAAGGGTAATAGTAATTACAACCCTAATGATGATAAGCGTCAAACCCTGTACAAAGAATATTTACAGATACTTGCAGACCATCAACCCGCAGTATTCGTGATGGAAAATGTCAAAGGACTTCTATCAGCCAAGTTGGACGACGAACTTGTTTTAGAAAAAATCATCAATGATCTGAAAAATCCTTCTAGTGCCGTGCTTAATAATCATAGAAATATATCAGCCAAGGGATTGGGTTACAGGCTTTTTTCTTTTGTTAACCAGAGTCAAGTGACAGATGATAGCTTTTCTGATTTTATCATACAGTCAGAAAAATTTGGCATTCCGCAACAAAGGCATAGGGTGATAATCTTGGGTATACGTGAGGATTACCCAACTGTAGTCCCCGAAATTCTTGAAGAACAGGAGATAGTGAATTTTAATACAGTCATAGACGATCTACCTAGATTGCGTAGTGGTCTATCAAAAAGTGCTGATTCGGGAATCAACTGGATATCAACATTAAAATCGGTCATAAGCAAAGAATGGTATAAAAAGCTAGCTCAAGAAGGTAACCACTTAGTTGCTCAGAGTATCCTTCAAACAGTGGAAAAACTTGATTGTGAACAGCTTAGTCGAGGGAGTTTGTATCTCAAATGGTCATCAGATAAACTCAAGCATATAAGGAACTGGTACATCGATGATAGTATAAAAGGTGTATGCAACCATGAAACAAGGTCTCATATTGCCGGAGATTTACATAGATACTTGTTTTCAGCAAGTTATGCTTATATCAATGGACACTCACCCACTCTGAGCGAATTTCCAATTGAACTGCTTCCAAATCACAGAAATGCAAAGCTACATGATTATAGTTCAAAGACTAAACCAATTTTTGGAGACAGATTTCGAGTTCAAGTGTACGGACGCCCGGCTACCACAATCACTTCTCATATATCAAAAGATGGACATTATTACATTCATCCTGATCCCTCTCAGTGTAGAAGTTTAACTGTTAGAGAGGCAGCGAGAATACAGACATTTCCAGATAACTATTATTTTTGTGGGCCTAGAACATCACAATATTGCCAAGTGGGTAACGCTGTCCCACCCTTTCTGGCGTTTCAATTAGCACAAATAGTGCATCAAGTGTTATATCAAATGGGAGTCTGTGAGAAAGAATGAGCAGTAAAGAGCATGATTACGACATAGTGCCACCAGCGGCTAGTGCAATGATTGAGTCATTAAGAGCATATGGTTATTCACCGTCAACTGCCATAGCTGATATAATTGATAACAGCATAACTGCAAATGCACGAAATGTATGGATTCAATTCCAATGGGCTGGAGAAGATTCTTATATTTCAATCCTCGACGATGGATGTGGGATGGATGAAGAATCATTAATTAATGCAATGCGACCAGGAAGTCGGAGTCCATTAGAAGAGCGTGATTCGTTTGATTTGGGCAGATTTGGAATGGGATTGAAAACTGCATCTTTTTCTCAATGCAGGCGTGTTACTGTTCGTTCAAAAACTACTGAGAGTTATTCTTGTATCAGAAGGTGGGACTTAGACCATGTCGCCATAACAAATGAATGGCAATTACTTAAATCTGCTTTTCAAGGATCACAGACAAGAATGCAAAGCTTGGATCAACTGCCTACTGGAACTATTGTCTTGTGGGAGAACATGGACAGGCTGTTGGGGCAAGTTACAGAAGTTCATTCAAACGAAGACCAAGACAGGTTTCTATCGATAGTTGACGATGTAATTGCTTATCTGGAGATGGTCTTTCACAATTATCTGGAAGGCATAAACCCCTTATTGAAAATTTTTGTCAATGGGAGAACTAGTGATCATCAATTAAAACCTTGGGATCCTTTTTATGAATCTAATCCTGCAACAACTTTGTTTCCAGAGGAGACTATTCATCATTCTCATGGTGTGACAACTATAAAAGGTTATGTTCTCCCGCATAAAGATAAAATGCTAGCGGATGATTTACTTAGAGCTGCAGGTTTTGGAGGGTGGAATGCAAGGCAGGGGTTTTATATATATAGAAACAAAAGGCTTTTAGTGGCAGGGGGCTGGCTTGGTCTTGGTGATGTAAAAACATGGAATCAAGAGGAACAATATAAACTAGCACGAATCAGAATTGATATTTCTAACTCACTTGATTTTGACTGGTTGATAGACATTAAGAAGTCGACTGCTAAGCCTCCAGCATGGATCAGACGTAGAATAACAGCTTTAGCTGGAAAAGTCCGAAACAAAGCGAGAGAGGTCTTTGCTTATCGTGGAGCATATGTGCTGAAAAACAACGTTAATCAAATCAAACGAATATGGAAAACTCAGCAAAAAAATGGACGTTTATCTTATAGAATCGATAAAGATCATTACTTGGTTCAAGCTATGAACTCAATCACATTAACCCAAATCCACAAAGATGTTTTCAAGGCATTAATACGAACCTTGGAGGAGACAGTTCCGATTGCCAGCATTTGGCTTGACACAGCCGAAAATGCTGATAATCACGCTCGGCCATTCGAAAACTATGATGAAAGCGAAAAGCGCCATCTAATACAACTATCTTACAACATTTTAAGACAGAAAAATGGGCTTACTTCACAAGCAGCAAGGCAAAAGCTAAAAGAGATGGAAGCTTTTCAAGATTTTCTGTATTTAATTGATGAACAAAAGGATTAGGAGGACAACATGGATTATAGCACTTATTCTAATATTTGTCGACATTTAATAAATCTGAAACTGAGAGAGCAACCTCAACCACTAACCACAGATTTTATCAGGAATATAGTCGAAGATACTCTAATGAAACTCGATGCCCCAGATCGATCACAAACGGCTGTAGATATGCTTGTGAAAGATCTTGAATGCATTTATACGACATGGATTGATCAGCCCATGACATTGGTAGATGGCAATCATGTCCCTTGGCTCCCCAACAAACTAACAAGCATAAACTGGTTATACTGGAATAGATATAGGACTTATTTAAGGGACTCCGGATGGGCTGAAGAAACAGTTAATAGGTTGGACGAGGTAACAAAGGATACTTTGGGACAACTAGAAGACCCTGATAGGGGAAGTAGCTGGGATATCAGAGGAATGGTTGTGGGTCATGTTCAATCAGGTAAAACCGCTAATTATGCAGGTCTTATATGCAGAGCAATTGATACAGGCTACAAAGTTATCGTAATTCTCGCAGGGACACTAAATAATCTTCGGAGTCAAACACAAATTAGGATCGATGAAGGCGTCCTTGGTTTCGATAGTATCCATAATCTTGACAGGACAAAGCGGGAACCAATCGGTGTTGGAAAGATAAATAGCAGCCTACCCCCAGTAGACACTATTACTACTCGTAGCGAAACAGGAGATTTCAAGCGCGCCGTTGCAAATCAATTTAGTATAAATCCCGGTGGACACCCTCTGCTTTTTATAATAAAAAAGAATGGTTCGGTACTGCGGAATTTGATACATTGGGTAGAATGGGCTTCACACAGTCATGGCACCATTGGAGGACGACCGGTTATTCGAAATGTTCCTCTTCTAGTTATTGATGATGAAGCAGATTATGGATCGATTGACACTAAGAGACAAGAACGAGATTCGTCAGGTAGGATTGATGAGGATCATGATCCCACTGTTATAAATCAAAGAATTCGGCAGTTACTGTTTTACTTTGAGAAAAGTGCTTATGTTGGTTATACTGCAACTCCTTTTGCGAATATATTTATTCATCCACAGAGCACACTACCAGAATATGGAGATGATCTGTTTCCACGCAACTTCATAACATGCCTTCCAACACCATCTGATTATGTTGGCCCTTCGCAAGTATTTGGCATAGTCAATGATCCTGAATCCGATTTGTCTGAGGGGTTAGAATTACCAGTTATTAGAGATGTCACTGATTCTTTGGAATGGATACCTCCCAGACATAGAAATCATCACTCACCAGCTTATCTCGAACAAGATATTATCCCCCCATCTTTGGAGTTAGCGATAAAGAGTTTCATCCTTGCATGTGCTGTCCGACGTGCTAGGGGACAGATTTCAGCTCACAATTCGATGCTTATCCATGTAACTCGATTTGTTAGTGTGCAAGAAGCCGTCCACTCACAAGTAAGTGCATATTTATCAAATATACAGAGAAGATTACAATATGGGGATGGCAAGCGTGAACAAACAATTATGGATGAGTTTCAAGACTTATGGGACAGTGATTTCGAGCCAACTAGCCAAGATATCTTGTTTGGTGGAAATGATATAGATTGGCAAGTAGTGAAAGAATGTATCAGGGCATCAGCATTAGCAATTGGTTCTGTTCGACTTATCAATGGTACTGCTGGAGACATACTGGATTACATCGAAAATCGAGAGTCCGGGTTGAGTGTTATTGCGATTGGGGGTGACAAATTGTCGAGAGGACTTACTCTTGAAGGATTGACAGTAAGTTACTTTCTTAGAACCTCCCATATGTATGACACTCTCATGCAAATGGGAAGATGGTTTGGATATCGGCCTGGATACAAAGATGTCTGCAGACTATTTCTTCCACCAGATCTACAAGAATGGTTCAGGCACATAACGCTTGCGAGTGAAGAGCTACGTCAGGAATTTGCTCATATGGTTTCAATAGGAGGCAAACCATCTGACTACGGGCTTAAGGTAAGATCACATCCGACACTGCTTGTTACAGCCCCTGTCAAGATGAGACAGGGGACTGAACTGGATATTTCGTTTTCTGGAAGCATCTGCGAGACTATAATGTTTCATAAAAATGCAACATTCATTAGTAACAACGAAAAGGCTGTACTAGGTTTGCTTGATCGTATCACATCAATAAAACAACCAATAAAAAATCCCTCACGAACATTATACAGCGGGGAAACTAAAAACTGGAGTGGATTGTATTGGGAGAATGTTATAGCTGGAGAAATCATCCGGTTTTTACGAGAGTATCAAACTCATGAAGAATCGAGGAGAGTGAATTCACAACTTCTTGCTGAATACATTGAAAGACAAACTATGAAATCAACTTCTGAATTGTCCACTTGGACAGTATTCCTAGCAAGTAGTTCACAGAGTGAAAAATCTATAAAGATGCCGCCATCAATTACAGATAAAACTTTTACGGTTTTCCGAGATTGGCAAAGAAATAATAAACCTGAAGAAAACAAACCCCAAAGCTCGTATCGCATCGGTCGTTTACTTAGCCCAATTGATGAAGGAATTGATATTAATAATGATGAGTGGGGTTATGCGATGGAGTTTACACGAACAGCATGGCAATTAAATTCGAAACCCACAAAGAGTGAGGTGCCTCCGAAAGATCCTGCTGGATGGGCTTTTAGACAGGCTAGAAAGAAAGATTATGGTCTCTTACTTATTTACCCCTTGGAACCGAATTCTGATAAATCTGATTTGGGTTCTGAAGGTCCCCCGATATATGGAATAGGCTTGAGTTTTCCAGGTAATTTAGATGATGAAAAAGTGACATATGTTGTTAATACAGTATATCAAGACCAAGAATATGAGGACATGGAATGATCTTTGATGATAACCTCTGGCAGGAACTAACATCAGAGTTAAGATCTGACACTGGAATAGTAAGAAGGCGTATTCAAATGCCCAATGGAGCGAATGTGTTTATTGCCATGTTATCACCCAGCGGGCTTCCAGCATTACTCGTTGAAACAGATTGCAATAACGTTCCATCCACAATAAATGTAAATTGTCAGGGCTTTACATTAAAATCTGGTCAGAATCAGCTTTCCGATCTTTTAACCAGTACTTGCTTATTACTCGAACTTGCAGATTCAAAATTCCGTGACGTTTTTCTCGTGTTAGTTAAGGACATATTAAACAAAATGTATGCTGCAAATAGTGAGAGTCAATCTGTTCGTACTTTTTTATCCCAACTAAGCCGGTGGCAAGGTTTTTTCAACAAACATGGCCAGACTGGTTTAACAACCCAAGAACAGCATGGCTTGTGGGGCGAATTGTGGGCACTAAAAAATGTGCTTGCAACTAACATCGGATTGTCCACATCGATCTTAGCTTGGGAAGGTCCTGAAGGTGCTAATCAAGATTTTGCATTTGATGATTTGATATGCGAGGTGAAGACTTCTGTTTCCCCTCCACATGAGAAGTTCCAAGTATCAAATGTTCTTCAACTTGATTCTTCTTCTTCAACCGTATTTATCGTCCTATTCTTAGCTATAGAGACTCGACAAAGTACCTTATGTACACTTTCTCAATTAGTTGAAGAAATTCGAAGTGTTGTAGCAGAGACAAATCCTCAACTGCTTGATATTTTCAATACGAAACTGATCCATTACGGGTACTTGAAAATACACGAAGAATACTATAACAAAACAGGCTATTTACTTAGACATAGTATTTTGTACTTGGTAAGCGATGATTTTCCTCGAATTCTTGAAAAGGACCTCCCAAATGGTGTGGGTGACGTCAAATATTCAATCTCTAACGCAGCATGTACTGGATTTGTGATAGAATCAGAAAAAATAAAAGAATTAATAAAACCCAAAGGAGAAGCTGATGAGTGAGTTTGAGGCATTTTGCGACAGTTTTATTTCTGAAGCCAAAAGAATTTCTAAGGGTGAGGTCGTTGGAGGAGAAGAAGAAGGTAGACATCCTGATTTTATGGAAAACTCATTCACGGAGTCTTTTCTTGGGTATCTTGACGAAAGAGGGATTGCAGACGGTGCTGTTACTTGTCACTTTGCTGCAAAAACAAAAAAGGGACATGTGAAGTTAAATGCATGGGTTTTGGATGAAGATGAAGGACTTTTAACGCTTTGCATTACAAACTACATAGAAGATGGTCAAAATAGAAAATTAACAAATACTGAAATCGACCAATCTTTGAGGCAACTTATTAGAGCATTTGAGATCGCAATCTCGGGTTACTATCTCGAAATGGAGCCCTCCTCCGAGGCGTATGATTTGCTCAAATGCTTATATGAGAAACGGACTTCATATGTAAATATCGAATTCATTCTTTTGACAAACTGTCTTTTGCCCAAAGACCTCAAGGTGCCACGTAAAAAAGAAGGAGCTTATTCATACCAATTTGATTGTTGGGATCTAACGAGACTCCACAAGGTTGTTGGTTCAGAACTCCCTTATGAGAGCATAACGATTGAAGTGGAAGAACGTTTTGGTCATGTTATGCCTTGTTTGTCAATACAGACAAATGCCATCGATCATAAGGTTCATTTGGCAGTAATTCCAGGGCGTGTTCTCGGTGAATTGTACGAGGAGTTCGGGCACAAGCTTCTTGATCTTAACGTTAGGTCATTCCTTCAAGCAAAAGGAAAGGTCAATAAAGGTATTAGGGAGACTCTTAATACTGAACCAGAGAGATTTCTTGCGTATAATAATGGTATCTCTGCTACAGTAGAAGCACTAGATTTTTGTATTTTAGATAATGGCAGTAGGTTTATTCGATCTATGACAGGTTTTCAAGTTGTTAATGGTGGGCAAACTATGGCCTCAATTCATAGATCAACAAAAATCGATGGCACAAATGTGGAGAATGTTTATGTCCAAGCGAAGATAACAGAGGTTGAACCAGAGAGAATTCCTGATTTAGCTCCTTTGATATCAAGATACGCAAATAGTCAAAACAAAGTAAGTGACGCTGATTTCTCTTCGAACGATCCAATACATATTGAGTTACAAAGATTATCTGAGAGAATTTGGGCACCCGGTGAACAAACTAGGTGGTTCTATGAAAGGACTAGGGGACAATTCCAAGTCGAGAGGAACCGAAAAGCCCCAACAATTGCCAAAGCTAAAAAGTATGACTTGGAACACCCATCAGGACAAAGATTCACAAAGACAGATATGGCTAAGTTCATGTATAGCTGGGACATGTACCCACAGATAGTTAGTCTTGGTGCACAAAAGAATTTTGTGCATTATATGTCCGATTTGCGATCAGACAAGGGTAAAGATTGGAGACCCGATGATTTCTTCTTTAAAGAGCTTGTTGCAAAGGCGATAATTTTTAAATCAGCCGATAGAGTTGCTCGTTTGTCTAAGATTCCTTCATACAAAGCAAATGTAGTCACTTATATGGTTTCATTTTTATCTAAGAAGTGTTTGGGTCGGTTAAACTTGCTCAAAATATGGGAAGAACAGAAGGTTCCTGCAAGCATCATAAAAGCGTTTGAAGATTGGGTTGAACAAATTCATGAAGCTCTTGTAGAATCAGCGAACGGTCGGAATGTAACTGAATGGTGTAAAAAAGATGAATGTTGGGATATTGTGAGAGAATTACCTTTATCGTTACCATCGAGATTGAAGACTGAATTGGAAAATTCTCAACCATCACCAACCGTGGGTAACACCAGAATTAACAAAAGAACAACTATCACAAGCGAAGGAAAAGAAAATCTGGCAAGAACCATGCAACTGGATGATAAAATGTGGTTTGACATAGCTAGGTGGGGACGCAAAACACATAAATTAGAAGAGTGGCAGTGTAAAATCGCTGTTACTTTGGCTGGTTACGCTCTATCGAATTGGTCGACTGTTCCATCAGTTAAACAAGCCGCACAAGCAGTCAGAATGATCAACGCAGCAATTGATGGCGGAATGCCTGGGTTGGATTCACGAACAGATTAGTATGACTGACGTTTACAATAAAGAAAAACGAAGTGATGTAATGTCGAAGATTCGGGGACGAGGAAACGCTTCCACCGAGAAGTACTTTATTAAAATCCTCAGAGAAAACCATATAAAGGGTTGGAGAAGAAACCAGAAATTGTTTGGTCATCCTGATTTCGTATTTTATAAACAACGGGTTGCTTTTTTTCATAGATGGTTGCTTTTGGCATATGTGTGAGCAACACTGCAAGATACCAGATGATAACAGGGAGTTTTGGGTGGGAAAGCTCTCGGCTAATAAAGACAGAGACAATCATGTTAGCTTGATATTAATCAATAAAGGGTGGAGTGTTTTGAGGATATGGGAGCACGAATTGTTGAAGAGCAACAGGAGTATGTTATTAGCTAAACTGCTTTTTGAATTGAATAAACTACCAGTATCAACCGAAGCAAAGGCACACATCGAAAACACAGAAATACATGAAGATATATAATATTGAGGTTTTATGCATGAGTTAAATAATCAATATCGGATGGCGTTAAGTATGGCAAGACACATCGGGTTTGCTCATCGAGAGAGAGCAGTGCAATTAACAAAAACAAAGAGATTTTTAGAAATTGTTAGTTTGGCAATAGCACCCTTTTTTATCTTATCCGCCGTTAATACCCACGATAAAACAATTCTTACAATTGCCATTAGTATCGCAGGAACTTTGTCTCTATTAGTATGGGTTGTTAAAATCATTATGCTGGTGCAAAAAATCGATAAACAATTGCAAAGCAGCATTGAATTACCGATCCAAACGGATAAGTTGATAAGTGATTTAAAGTCACTTGGCGAAACTGTCAACTGGGGATCACCGACTGAGTTAGAATCTGAAAGAATCAGAAACTTGATAAAAGAGATAAATCGTCTGCATGATGAATTAGAAAAGGAACAAATCTATGTCGAAGATTGGATGAATCTGATAGCTCAGCAAAGGACAATGAAACAGGAAAACCTTAACTGTGCGATATGTAGCAGGCCATTTAATGATATACCTTTCAGCAAGTCTAAGTCTAAGACTAGAATAAAAGAAATAAAAAAAGATGTAGATGATTCAAAATATTGCCACACTTGTGGACAAGAAAGGAGTTAAGCAAAGTGAAAGAACAGAAAATTATCGAACTAGCAAAAGAAATTCGGGAAAACCTGACAGATGAGGAGATTATACTTTTAATCGATAACTTGCAGATTCGAGAAATTATTAAGGAAGCGACTCAAATAGCCTCCGGCCAATATTCAATTCCAGAAAATACATGTGCTGCTTGTGGTCGACCATTTTAGATTGATATAATCTAAAATATTCCAGTCGTAGTCCTGCACTTCCAATGAAACGGTGGGAACGGAGTATGCGCTCCAGAAATGCCTACTGGGTTCATTTCTGAGTCGTATTCGATCTGATCGTCTTTTATCCAAGGTGCGAGGGCTTTGATGTATTCCCGGGCATCATCCAGGCTATTGGACTTGGTATCCAGAGCCATGAGGTTATCCATGACCTCCAGTGCATCGTTTAGCGGATAGAACCTGTCTTGGGCAGCCAATGCCCGGCAGATATCACTGGTGTGATCATCCAGAATCACCACGAGCTTGTAGTATCTGGCTTTAGCTTTCTTGTAGCCTTGCAACCTGCCAAACTCTCGTATCCGGAGAGCCGTATGCTCTGCCAGTCCCTGCCAGTAGCTGGATGATCGGTTGGCAATCTCATTGAACTGCTCTTTGAGTGTTTCAGCCAGCATCTCTTTAGTGTATCCCTGCTCAATGGCTTTGGAGAGTGTATCGGTAAAGTTCTGACGGACATCGGCTTCAAAGTGATTCCCGATCCAGAACAACTGCTGCTTCTGGATGGTCGATGATAGATGCTGATCATCTATGCCCCAGAGTCCGATGCTGGTCTTGGTGGGGGCATGCACTTGGGTGTCCTTGAGTCCGAGCCGCACACAGCGGTCTATTATCGCTTTGGTGGGCTCATTTACCAGGGCTGTGAAGTCATCTCCCAACTGTATATTAATGATGCCCATTAGCTTATCTATGGAGTCCTGGTTGAGCTTCTCTGCTCTCGGCATATCACTCAGCATCTGGATGGCAAGTCGGGTTGCATCTCTGATCTCGGTTTTCCAGGCATTGTTGAGGACCCGGTAGTATTCGAGCATTAGCTGATCGTAGTAGTTCATCAGAAACTGAATCTCCTGACCTTGACTCTGTTCCTGCCAATATCGTATTCGGAGAAGCGTTCCAGACATCCTGCCAGGGCATCACAGCCATCGATATAACCATCAGGATAAGTGAGGAACTGGGATATCAGGGTTGGAGTATCCTGTCCCTCCGGAAAGAGCACTTTGGCAGTCTCAATAATGGTCTCGGTTCTCTCGATGCGCAGGTTCTTGTTGTCTTTGTTATCGATGCGTTTGATACGATGACTCATGGGTGGCAGATGGTTATCAGTTGCCCATCTGTCGAAGTCAGCAAGGATACGAGCTTGCCCATAAGTAGTCTCACAGGCAGCTCTTGCTTTCACTCTGTAGATTCTATCCAACTCCTGATAAGCATCATAATAGTATCTGAAGAACTTGGTATTCTCAGTCTGACGTATCCAGACATGAAGCACATAGAACCTATGGCCGTCATAGCCAATGGAGATGACAGCCTTGTAGCAGCCTTTCTCTCCCCAGGCGGGATCGGCATAAAGCCAGACCCGCTTCATCTGGGATGGCTCAGGCAGAGTTCTATACTTGGTGAACCAGTGGTTTTTGAAGATGTTACCTTCAATTACAGGTTGCCCCAGCATCTCTCGTTGATACCCTGTCATCCCGAACTTAGCTCGCAGGTTTGGCAGAGTGGCAGTGGGGTACTGAGCCTCCCAAGTGGACTTACCATGTATATCTTCGAGAGAGAAGCGCAAAATCGCTTTTTGGTGCGTTTTCAGGACTGATTGGGATGTTGTATCCAAATCAGGATTATCAGCCCGTATTTCGCTTAATATGAGTTCCTGAAACTGGCAAATCGCATAGTTGGGATGTACCAGGTTACCGAGCCAGATGATCCTGCCACTGCCATCGGGTGCCAATGCTCCGGCAAGCTCCTGGGAGATCTTCTCCATGCGTCTCTTACCGATGGACTGGTTACCCATGTTCTCTTCTTTGTCTATATCATCACAGACGATCAGTCCTGGTCGCTTGGCAGTCTTAGGATTGATGGTTCCTCTATGACTCTGCTTGATGCTTCTGGCTCTGATTCTGGCTTTGTTTTTGAGATAGAAGTCCAGATCGAAGCTGTCCATTGGCTGCAGCTCAGGATAATCCATTGTGAGCCTCTTATTGTTCTGAAGCTCATGTAAAGTGAAGGCTGTGCGCTCCTGCGCCAGATCAGAGTCTGCTGCAGTATGGATAATGTAGCGTTCACCTTTGATGATTCTCCAGATGGGATAGACCACTCCCATGAGAACCGTTTTGCCCAGCCCACGAAAACCAGTGATTCCGATGATGCCTGAGCCCTTATCAGTCTCATCGAACATAGTCTCATGCGCTGGGCAAAAAGGTAGTGGGAAGATATGCGGGAAATAGGTATGGCAGAAGAACGAGAAGGCATCCCAACCTGATCCAGTGGTACGTCTTATCCTCTCGGACTTGGCTTCAGGATTATCGTCTATAAAAGGCAAGACGGAGATCGTTTTTGATGCGATCTCCGCCAGTGCCTTGTTATGTCGCTGAATGAACTTCTTAGACATAACCAGGAATTACCCCAACCCCCGGCAAGCCGGGAGTCGGGAACTCCGGGGTTTCGGAGGGTAACCATGAAAGTGCGGAGCCGGAGGCGACGGCTCCGCTTGGCAGGGTCTGGTTTGGAGGGTAGGCTTGGAGGCAACCATGTCCGTGGCTGTATGATTATCCATTTCTGACTCTTAAGTATTCTGCAAGGTCAAGGACTATACCCTGGAACTGCTTGAGCATTGTCTCATGTCCTTTCTCAATCATAAAGTCGGTCACCTGATCCAGGAAGCGCACGATATAGTCGTTCAGTTCCTTAGCAGGCTCAGAGTCCTTCTGGTTCTGTTTGATTAAGCTTACGAGGCTCTGCAGAGCAGTGTCTGCCGGGTTTTTGGCATATTCTCTAAGTGCCTGGATGAGTGCTTTCTTGCGGGCTAAGCTGATCTCATGGTCGAGTTTACGCTCTTCCTTGAACAGCTCATTCCACTTACCGGACTTGATCCACTTGCGGACGGTGATGTCGGAAACCCCGAAGATCACCGCCAGCTCAGTGGGTTCAATCTTACCGTTCAGATAGGCTTCTTTGCAGTTGTCCCGCTTGATGCGGAACTCAAGGGCATTACTCATACTCAGGTCTTACCTTGTGACTTTCCAGATACTTGTTGATGTCTTTGCCATGAACCCTTAAGGGTCCCTTATCAGTGATTCGGTAAGCGGGGAGGGGATCGGCAATGTTGCTTATCATACGATAGACGGTGGAGCGGTCGACATTCAGCATGTCGGCAATCTCGTCCGGTCTATAGTAGCGGTCATTGAAACTATCCACGTTTACCTCGTATTCTTGTGTCATTACTGCGGTCATCATTTGTAGCCCCCTGTATTAGGTCAAAATCTGCTGCCTAAGGATGCGACAGATTTACAGGGCACTGAAGTTCAGCACGACCTTGTGGTAGTTCCCGGCATCATCCCTTACTGCAAAAGAGATGTATTGCTTGGTGGAAGTGACGAGGATAGCTTTATCGATCAATTCCATTGCTTCCTTCCAGGTCGGGTCTTTGATCTTGTAACGACGTAGGGCGAAGATACGGTAACGGGCAAGCTGTCCCCGTTTATCCACTTGGAAGGCTTCATTGATAATGGCTTTGAGATTGTCGCTGGAGTCGGCCGACCAGGCTTTGATGCACTCGTCTATCTTCTGCTTGGCAAGCTGCAGCTCGATGCCAAACTGAATCTTCTCCCGGTACCGGATTTCGATGCGGTATTTCTCATTGAAGCTGATCAGCAGGGCATTACCCTTCCACTCGAGTCCGTTACGCCTGGCTGCTTCACTCAGATAGTCTTCGACGATGCTGATGATCTTCTGTTTGTCTGCGATGATACGTTCCTGCAGTTTGAGAGCACTATCCATCGCTTTGTTGATGGCTGCTTCCCGTTCGATGATGTCTTGGTTGAGCACCTTAACAGATATCTCCCGTCCTTGGGCATCGGTAAGGGTGCGTTCTTTGGGGGCTTTGGTAGACTTTCTACTCATGTGAATCCTCCTTAGGATTGATTGATTTATTCTGGTTTGATTGCTTATTGGCATACTTCTGGAACATGGCGATGACCGCCCTGCGTTCTATTTGCTCCAGAAGGTTCCAGTGTGTCTTTTGGTAGTGGATGATCATGAAAGCCCTCAGTTCTTTCTCTGTCCATCCTGCAGACTTCATCAGCGCATGCATGAATTTGCCCTGTCTGTCGTAGTTGAACTCGAGGGGTCTGCCATGCTTGCGGTATTTGATCATGAGCGACTTCAGCTCAAGGAGCTTATCTTCATGCAAAGCAGAGAGAGATTCGCCGAAGCCGAGACCGTTCATGATGAACTTGAAACCATCCAGGGGCCAGTGGAACTTCTTGACCCTGATAGCATGGATTTGTTGACGTAGTTTGCGTTCCCTTAGTTCCTGTTCCATAGAATGATCCTGTGCCTTTATGCTTTGTTTTTCAGTTTATCCAGATAATCACGGTTCTTCTGTTTAAATCGTTCCCAGGCTTCTTGGAACGCTTTTTCTTGTTCCTGCATGTACAGTTCTTTCTTTTGTTCACGCTCTTCCCGGGCAGCTTGCCTCTTAGCTTTTTCAGCAGCTTGACGTTTGGCTTTCTTTTCTTCAGAAATACGCTTTTTCTGCTCATCGACCTTTCTTACGATCGGAGGTCGGTTGGTTATATTTGAAGTAGCATAGTAATCATTATAAGCTTGGCAGATTGCTCCTTTGATTACCACTTTACCAATATCCTTAAGATTGTCCCTGGTTAGCACACAGAATCCGTCAGCACAGAACCCGAGGATGTTCATTGATGCCAATGCTTCCATATAGACATAGACCCACTGCCGACTGCGGGGGAAGTCTTTCGCCACTTCTCTTATGCTGTAGTAATGACCTTTCTCTATATGATCGAGGAGTGCAGCAGCAGACTCCGGTTTATACTGCCAGTTGCCTTTCTGGTGATAGCATACACTGGTAAGATAGCGGTTATCCCGCACATAGATGCCTTGTTCCGGATCGACCAGCTTGATCTGCTTGGCTGTGAGCAGTTCAGCAAGCACAGGCTTCACAGACCTGGGAGAACGATCGATCAGTGCTGAGATCGTTCCCAGATCAAACGGCTTGTTGAACTGGCTCACAAAGTTTACTGCCAAGTCTTTAGTAGTCATTTGGCTTCCTCAAGCAGTTGTGCCGGGACAGTGCCATTGGATAAGTCGAACTCTCCTGTTTCGATGCCATGCATGATCTTGATGGCACGTCTGAGGCTGCCCTTGGCATGCTCGTAGATGCGTTCGATGAGTGATGTTTCCACCGGGATATCCATGATCTCATCGGCTAAGAGCCTGAGGTCGAGCTTGGTAGGCGGTTTGAACTCATGGAAGGCATTACAGCGGTCGAAGTAGTACTCACTGATCTGCGAGAGGCGGTCTTTGGCATTCTGCATTCCGACCAGGATGATAATGGTCAAGGTCTCATCCACGATGTCCCGGATGGCACCCAGTATCTTGTCCAGTTTGAATGCATAGTCTATCTCATCTATGATGATCACCGTATCAGGATGCTCATCCAATATCTGCATGCTGAGTTTGAAGAGGTTGTTGGTCGATCCACTGGGGATGAAGTTGCCGAGATCGAACTTCCTGTATAGTGCGGTCAGGAGCATGGTGGAGAATGCCTTGGGAGTGGTCATCGACTCCAGTCTGAGGTAGACATAGTTCCTCTGGAAGGCGATGCGTTGGGCATAGGTGGTCTTGCCGAGTCCCGGTCTGCCATAGATCAGTCCCAGTCCCACCATCTCCATCTTGGGTCTGCGTAACAGGTATTGGATGCACTGGTCGGCTTCCACTACGTTGCTTATCTTTACGAGCTTATTCTGTTTCATGGTTCCTCCTACTTGATTCCGATAAACTTGAGCATCTCATCGAAGCTCTTTTGCTTGGGTTTGATCTCGCCATCGATTACTGTGGGTATGTATTCCGGCTTCTGCTCTTCCTCCTGGATGGGGATCTGTTTGATCACCTGCTGCTCCAGCTGCTGCATCAACTCTTCCGATTCTCTGCTTGGCTGAGTCAGGATGGGAGCTTGTTTGAAAGTGGGATTGCTTTCCAAGGCAGGCAGGGGTCTGAGTAGCTTGTGGACTATCTCCTGCGAGTTCTTGACCACCAGCCTGGTGCGGGTGGCTATCTGCCGTTGGTGTCTCTTGATGGCTTTGTATTCTTTCTGGTATTCGGCATGGGAGATGGGATTGTCCATACTCAGGTGAATGAAGGGGTCTTGAGCCTTACGCACCTCAGCCTGGCAGAGGAAGTTATCCTGCAGGTCATAGACCGCGATCCATCTTAAGTCTGCCAGATCGTACCTGATTACCACTTCCTTACCGATATGCTCCATTAGAGCTGTATCCCAGTATTGAAGTTTATTGAGCACGATCCCGTTATTGCGGAGTGTCTTGCGGACTGCGGACATCATCAGGAAGTTGAGCCTGTTGGTCTCCACCTTACGATCTTCCGGTAAGGCTGCTTTGCTGAATACTTCATAAGGCTTTCTGCCGTTTAAGCCGCTGTGCGGGTTCTCTCCATATATGTATCTGACATAGAACCCGATCATCTGCATCGCTTCCTCGATCGTGGGAGGAGCCGATTCATACATCTTCCTAGCCCACTTCTCATTCCGCATCAGGGTGGCAGGTTTATCGGCTATACTGGCTCCTCTAAAGGTGCCGATGAAGCGTTCAAACTGCTCCTGAAAGGTCTTGAAGAACCTCTCGATGATCTTGGCTTTGGCATTATAGCTCTCTGCGAAGGCTACCTGTATCCCCAGTCTGGGGAAGATACCTGCCAGGTCTGAGGAGAGATCATGCTCCTGCCAATTCTCATTGAATAGCTTGGAGCGGAAGGCTTTGCCGTTATCGAGATAGACATACTTGGGTAGTGCACCCCAATTGAGGAAGCCGTTACGGAAAGCGAGTTGGATATGCTGGCTGTCCTCGGTGAAGGCTAGCGATGCTCCCACCGGGTATCTCGATGCCCAGTCCATCACCATGATCATGGTCATGCGTTGGGCTTTCCCGGTCTTGGGATTGATGATATCAAAGGCGAGGGTATGTCCGTCAGCCACCCATACATCTCCCACATTCAGCAGGCTGTTGTCTCGATGGATGGTTTTGACTATGTCCTCTGCCACAGCCTTGCTGCCTAGTCTTGCCTGGGTCCAGATGGCAGGATTGTTATCCCTGTAGTCTTCGCACCAGCGTCTCAAGGTAGGCTTTGAACTCGGTGACTCTAATGAACCCAGCCTGGCATAGCTCTTCAGAGTGGCTATGGCAGCACCGATCTTGATCTTCTGTGGCGAGAGGAGCAGCTTCAATAGGAAGTGCTGTTCCAGATAGCTAACCTTGCGACCCCGGAGCTGGTTTTTGCTCTTATGGATCAAAGCGAACATATCGTGGTTACTTTCGGTGTATTTCTCCACCCATAGTCTCAGAGTGCGTTCCTGGCGAAGTCCCTTGATTGCTTTCAACTCAGGCACCAGAAGTCCATCATTATATTCTTTGGTGATCAGCTTCCACTCTTCCAGCTTGGCTTCGGTCTCTGCCAGACGGCTCAGCACGGTCTCACAGAACCGGGAGTGCAGTTGAGCCTCGCCCATACAACTGAGCAGTTCCTTTGATTCCGGCTCCAGATTTACGAGCTTATCCTCTTCCATATATATAGGAGAGGGAAGCTCAGGTTCTGGAATTGCTTTGACCGGAGTTTCAACTTCTGGTTTGGTAACCTTAACCTCATGTTTCTTATCCGTTCGGATAGAATTCTTGGTGCCTGCAGCAGGCTTGACTATGGTAATCTTGTGTCCGGCTCTCACCAGTGCCATGATCTTCTCGGCTTCCCGGTTGTAAGCTTCCTTGTCTATGTTGTTCAATATTTCATCATAAGTAGCCATCATGCCTCTCCTACCTTTATATATGATATGATAAACAGGCAGTCCCGCAGATCGGAGCCGATGTCTATCCGCTCCGGTGCCAGGCTGACTGCGTGTTGACCTTGTTTAATGCGGTAAGCCATCTCAGTATCGAGCAACTCACCGTGTACAAAGATAAAGGTCTTGGTGGTATGGCACCTGCCACTGGCTACAGTCCTATTCACTGCTGCCAGGCTGCCTTCCTTCACCAGCCTGCGTATCGTCTTTACCGATTTGCCTGTTATCTCAGCCACCCTTGCCAAGGGTAACCAGATCATTACTTGGTCGTTCTCCATTACTTCACCTACCGGTTTTCCATTCTTTGCTTTTGGACTTGGACAAAGCTCAGAGTTTGGACTTGGACATTTCAATCCTTTCGGACTTGGACAAATTGCCGGACTTGGACATGGACTTGGACATTTTTCGTAGCACTTGGACACAAATTCCGCAAAAGATTGGATATTGTGCCCGGATGCTATACGCAGTGAGTGTTTGATGCTGTTTTGTCCAAGTCCGATCGGAATAGTTTGGACTTGGACATTCTGCATCGAGCAGGCATTACAGCCTGGCTTTCGACTCTGTTTTGCGTTCATTTTCACCTCTCTGTTTAGTATTGATGGGGTGCTAACTTCCATACATCCAATATCTTGGGAAGTCCTTTCCACCTACTGGCGGAACTTTCCGGCACATTTCTCAAGGGGTGCCAATCTTGACGGCACGAATGCCATTAGGATATACCCTTATGAAAAAAAGGATTGACACATCTATATAGCTCTGTTTTACTGTTCCAAGTTCAAAATACAATCCGAATGGATATTGTCAATGAGTATTTGAACAATGGAGGTATCATGGCAGCCAAAGAAGTCGGAAAGAGACTGGCTATGCTGATGAAGAACATGAAGTTAAAGAATTATCAGTTTGCCGAAAAATATGGCATATCAGGGGCATCTTTATCCCGTTACAAAGCCGGAGAGAGGTATCCAGATCCCGAACTTCTGCTCAAAATGTCCGAGAATGGAATCAATGTAAACTGGCTCTTAACAGGCAGGGGAACGACCCAGATTACTCAGGATTTTGACGGGTGGATGAAGGAAAGACTGGAGGACAAGCTCAAGGTGGTCGATAGCCGCACCGGGCTAATCCAAGCCCCTACAATAGATTACACTCGCACCGTAAACCTCACGATTCTCGGCGAAATTTCCGCAGGACCGCGGGAGGACATTATAGACGCCCGGGATTTAGGCGAGAATATCGAGCTTCCCCGTTCCCTGCTGCCTGGTAGAGCCGATAACTATATGGCATTTAGAGTAAATGGACATAGCATGGAACCCAATATCCTGCATGAGGACATCGTGATCATCAAACAGGAGGTCGATTGGGAATTGGCTAATGAAAAGGTCAGTGCGGTACGTGCCAATGACGGGGTTACGCTCAAGAAAGTGGAGCTTGATCCTGCCAATAAACGTATTATCTTACAGCCATTTAATTTAGACTACAAAGTCCAGATTATAGACCAAGATCAGGGTCTCGAAGTTTTTCTGATCGGAGTTTTGTCACTTCAGTTGCGCCTTTTCTAA